CTGGAACGGCTAGCAACGGCGGCAACATTTGGTCATATACATTCCCATCAGCGGGTGTGTATGGCATTTGGGTGCAGCGCGCTGGTTTCTCGCTTGTCAACTTTGCTTCATCCTCGGTCGTTACTGGCCTTGGTGAGACAACTGCGACGGCGAGCCAGGTTAAAGTTCCTGCAACTGCGACAGTATCGTCAAAGGCTCTACAGGGTCTTTACTTTGGCGCGACGAGCGGCACGTTTACCGCTAACACGACTTCTGGGTCAGCTACGCTTACAAGCGTATCGTCAAACCAGGGTCTTGAGATCGGTATGGGCGTAAGTGGAACGGGTATTCCTGCTGGTGCGTTTATTGCGGCAATCGCTGGTTCAACCATCACGCTCGGCAACGTCGTGTCTGGTGGCTCTGCTCTGGCTACTGCAACAAACACTGGCACAACGATTACCTGGACGACTTGCTCGTTTACCGCCAACACGGTCAACGGCTCGCCAACCCTGACGAACATCTCGAATATTTCGGGTGTTTTCCCTAACCAGACCATCAGTGGGACGGGCGTGTCAGGCACGATCGTATCAATCAACGGTGTTCCAGGAGCTTATACCATTACCCTTTCGGCTAATGCGACCGCTACAGGCACATCAGTCACCATGACCACATCGCAATACACGATTGGTGCGCTTTGGTGGCCTATCGTTGATAAAACTAACTAATAGTTAGGTAACAAACTCAAAGAGGGGGGCATTTTGCTCCCCTTTTTTTATGGGCTTTTCAACGGCCAAAGGTGAACTATGGACGATTATTTAGGTGGCGTGGGTGATCCGTTTGCGACGGTGAACGGTGGTTTTGGTGGTATTAATTACGCTGAAATGAATAAGGGTGTTCAACCCATATTCTTTGTTGAGCCTGTGCCGGATGCTAAAGCGTCTGAAGAGGCTGGTGTTCCTAAGTTTCGTGAAGAAGAGCGGGTAAGACTGATTGTTGCCGGCGATATGTTTAACGTCGCTGTCCATCCCGTAGACAACAACATTAAAGAGCGTTTTCCGGCTCAGTATGAAGCCTGGAAGGCTAAGAAGCAGGAAAAGCATGTAGAGGGAACGCCAATTAAGCATTGGCCTCTTTTGTCTCCTGTGCAGATAGCAGAATTTGAAAGCGCGGGCATTTATTCGGTCGAAAGCCTGCGAGACATAGCTGATACGAATATTAACCGCATTGCTGAAGGCCGCATATGGCGTGAGAAGGCCAAGGCGTGGCTAGAGCAAGCGAAAGACGGCGCGACCGCTACTAGACTAGCGGCTGAGAATGAACGCCTCAGAGAACAGTTAGAACGCTTAGAGAAGCGTATTGATGAAATGGAACGGGAGACGCCTAAAAAGGCTCCTGTGCGACATACAAAGGCTGACTAATGAGTTTGTTGACGATAATTCAAGGCGCGGCGCTTCGGTGCAATTTTGGGACAACCCCGGCGTCTGCATTTTCGTCATCTGACCAAAGTGTATTGCAATTAGTCGCGTTTGCTCAAGATACGGGTAGGGAGCTATTAGAGCGTTACGATTGGAACGCTTTAAAGATACAGGGTCGAATTATCGGTGACGGTAGCTCGACCATGTTTAACATCCCGCCGGATTGGATGCGTCTATGTCCTAGCGACAAGTCTCCGATGGGGGCTTTCATTAGCTTGGCGCGTCCAACTAATCCTCTCATTGGGCCTGTCAATGACGAATGGCTTAACCAGATGAAGGCGCTGCCTGCTTATCCTGCTTATCCTGTGTGGCGTATTATTAACGGTGAAGTCGAGATATGGCCCGCGTTAGCTTCGGGTGAAATTGTAACATTCTGGTATTTCACGAAGGCGTGGATTTCGCAGTATTCGACCAATTCACAAATTATGCAATGGTCGAACGATAACGACATTTCTTTGATTGATGAAGACATAATTATGAAGGGCGCCATATGGCAGTGGAAGCGCGCCAAGGGGTTAGATTACGCTGAAGAGTTTAGAACCTATCAAGACGCATTAGAGAGGAACGCAGGCCAGCAAAATAACGAGCGTGTTGTTTCTACCTCTACCTATACCGTCAACCCGGACACGTTCTGGCCGGGAACAATTAGCTATGTCGCTCCATGAGGAAGTTACCTTTACGCGATAAGGCGCAGGGTAGCAAAGGGCGTCTTTCCAAGGCAGTTCAATTACCAGCTCCGACAAAGGGCTGGATGGTTGGCGAAAACCTTGCAGAAGCACCCCCCGGCACAGCGTATGTATTGCAGAATTGCTTTCCTCGTTCTGACTATGTTCGTATTCGTCGCGGTTCTCAGGCGTATGCGACGGGTATGCCGAATAACACGGTTGCTACAATTATGCCGTGGAATAACGGCACGACCAGTAAAATGTTCGCTGTGTGTGGCGGCAATATCTATGATGTGTCTAGCACTGGCGCTGTCGGGTCTGCATCCTATTCGGGCTTGTCATGGAACTATCTACAATATGTGCAGTTCCAAGGATTAGGCGGCAGCTATCTCGTCGCCTGTAATGGACATGATAGCGTCTTGCAATGGAACGGTAGTGCTTGGTCGGTTCCAGCAATTACCGGCTTAACGGGGCAGATATTTTCTAACGTCTCTGTCTTTAAGAATAGATTATATTTTGTTGAGAATAATTCGCTTAATATTTGGTATTTGCCTGTTAATGCGATCGCTGGCGCTGCTACGGTATTCCCGATGCAGGGCGTGTTTAAGTATGGTGGGTATATTGTCGCCTCTGGAACATGGGCGATTGATAGCACTAGCGGTATTTACGAGGCATTTGTAGCGGTTTCATCTGAGGGTGAGGTCGTTATGTATGACGGCTCTGACCCGTCTACTTGGACATTGAAAGGCACATATAAGGTCGCCAAGCCATTAGGCACAAATTGCTTGCAAAAAGCAGGCGGCGATTTGATGGTGATGACACAAGACGGCATCATCTCGATGTCTCAAATCCAGCAGCTCGATCAGATCGCCTTGCAGAATATTGCGTTGACGCAGCCTATCCAGCCCGCGTGGCGTGATGCTGTTGCGGCTAGAATTGGTTTGCTTGGTTGGCAGATTACAATGTGGCCAACCGAGAGTATGGCGGTTATTAATCTACCTAAAACGTCCGACACAGACAAAACGCAGTATGTTGTAAACGCTAGAACGGGTGCGTGGGCTAGCTATGTTGGATGGGACGCCAATTGTTTCGCTGTATATAATAATAATCTTTATTTTGGCTCTTCTGACGGTCGTGTGATGCAGGGCGAGATAGGCTCTGCTGATGACGGCGCGAACTATAACGCTATTATCTTTTATTCATTCTCAAGTATTAATGGCGATGTCACGCATAAACAAATGAGGATGATCCATCCTTATTGCACGAATAACATGGGCTATACACTCGATGTTAAGGTGAATGTGGATTTCGACATTAGTTTACCTAACGCTCCGACTGCTTCTGTCCCTCCTGCTGGTGGGCCTGTGTGGAATACGTCACAGTGGGATAAGGTTAATTGGACAGGTGCATTGCAGACACAAAACTACTGGCAGACTGTTTCCGGCTTTGGAACACTGTTTGCGCCTATCTTACAGATTACGCTTTCTACGGCGTCATCATTCGCTGATATTCGCTTGATGCGAACTGATGTGCTTTTCGAAGAAGCAGAGATAATTGCTTGATTAAGGACGCCATACGGGACGACCAAGGCGCTAAGGAATATATCGACCAAGCTCTCGGCTTTAACATATCTGCTCCGTTTTGTGGCTTTACGGTTGTTAATGAAAATCACCATATAGTCGGCGCGTTTATCTTTAACGGGTATGAAAGCGGTAACGTCGAGCTGACGGTCGCAATTCATGAGAAGCTAACGATTAGAGTTATACGGTTTATTGTATATCTCGCGTTTGTCGAGCTGAAGTGTCACAGGATTACGGCTCGAACAAGAGCAAGTAATAAGCGAGCAATTAACGCAATCGAAAAAGCAGGCGCAAAGCAGGAGGGTGTTTTGCGTGAATACTTTAATGGCGAAGACGCAATAATATTCGGTATGCTCGCCAAAGAACAACGTCTAGTGAGGTTATAAATGGGTAGCACTCCATCAGCCCCAGATCCGACGATGTCGTCGATGATCCAGCAGCAAGCGAATAATAATGCTGCTCAACAACAACAAAAAATGAATATGGTCGGGCAGAACACGCCTTACGGCTCATTGTCTTGGACGCCTGATGGCAATGCTCCCGGTGGCTATACAGCTACTCAGTCGCTTAATCCACAGTTCCAGCATTTGCTAGATACGAACACATCATTTTCGCAAGGTATCTCTGATGCGGCTAACGGCTTTGCCGGTAATAATGCCGCTAATATCTCCGCTCAATCTCCGCAATATAGTCCCTATAACGTAAATATACGGGATAACACGCCTAATCTGTCATTGCAGAATAATAACCCTAATTTAGATTTAAGCTATAATGCAGACGCTCAAAGATTATCAGATTTAAACAAGTCTACGCTTGATCCTTATTGGAGCCAGCAAGAGAACGACTTTGACCAGAAGATGGCTGACGATGGCCTCGTCCCTGGTGGCAATCAATATGATAATGCCTATCGTGACTTTAATGTGGCTAAGTCTAATGCTTATGACCAGGCCAATTTAAACGCCTATAATACGGTTAATAATAATGCCGCAACACAGTTTGGGGCGAATAATAGCGTTGTAAACCAGAATAATCAAAACGCTCAGAATATGTTTAGCCAGAATAATGCGGTTGTTAATCAGAATAACCAGAACGAGCTAAACAGGCAAAATTCAGGTATTCAGAATTTAACTGCCGGATTAGCTGCGTATAACAATCCGTTTAATGTTATATCGGCTCTTCAAAGCGGCGGGCAAGTTGCGCAAGCTCCGTCTCTTGGCCTTACTCAGACCCCACAGGAAAGCATCCAAGCGCCGGACTATAGCGGTATGGCGTCGAATAATTACTCGACGCAGATGGCGCAATCTAACGCAATGATGGGCGGTTTGTTTGGCTTAGGTGGTAAACTTCTCGGCGGCTTTGGTATGGGGGCTGGTTAATGGCTTTAGAAGCTCCTAACATGATGCAGATATTAGCTGCTGACCCTGGCGCTGAGATACAGGCGCAAGAGGCTGCGCGTCGTCGTCAAGCTATGGCGCAACTGCTACAGCAAAATCAGCAAATGGCTGCGGAAGCAGGAGAGTATAAAGACCTTGGCGGCGGCGGCGGTGGTGGCAGTAGTCGTTCTGATGTTTTAGCGGGGCTATTAGGCAATCCAGTAGCAAGCCCTGACGGTGGAGCGCCGGAGTTTGGCCCGCCTCCATCTGATGGTCCTGCTCCTGTCACAAAGTATGATTTTGGCAAGAATGTTAAAGGCGACGTTAGTATTTCAGATGTCGCCAAAATGGCTCTTAAGAATGGCGCTACGCCTGAGCAAGCTGCAACACTCGCTGCAATATCGCGTCCTGAGAGCGGTGGCAATTCTCATGCCTTTAATGGTAAGGGCAAAGACTTATCTCATGGGCTATTACAAATTAACATGCTCGGCGGCATGGGGCCTGAGAGACGCGCGCGTTATGGCTTAACCAGTAATGAGCAATTATTCGACCCTGAGACGAATATTCGCGTTGGCCTCGATTTAGCAAAAAGACGCGGTAACTTTAACGATTGGTCTACCTATCTGAATGGCTCTTACAAGCGATATATGCCTGAGGCATTAGAAGCTGTTAAAGCTCTTGGGCCTCAGTCTAATGCTGCTGATGTCGCGCCTCAACAAGTGGCTTCACTGTCACAAGCTAATGATGCTTCTCCTCGTCAATTGCCTCCTACTATGGCTAACGCACAGCCTGCGCCTGAGAACAACGTCCCGCTGCCTCCACAGCGTCCACCACAGGCTCAATTAAACCAATTAGCTGCCGGCCTGCGTCAACAACCACAGCAAGATGATAACCCTATTTCTGCTATTGGTAATGCGATCGGCGGCATGTTTGATGGTGGTCAAGAGGCTCCGCAAGAAGCTCCGCAGCAAGTCGCTGGTAATGGCGCTGCCGGTTGGGGACAGGGCGGTTATAGAGAGAGGAAAAACTATGGCGGTAGCGGTCTTTTAGGCTTGGCTCAAAACGCTATCGGCAATCTGGTAGACCAAGGCGAAGCGCCGCAGGCTACGCCAGAAGTTCAGCAAATGTTGAATGATCCGCGTAAGAGCGTTCAATATGCTGTTCGCGCGCTTGATACGACGCAATCGCCACAGCAACGGCAGATATTCCAATATATGTCGCATTTAGAAGCGGCTAGAGAGAAGCAGATAGATGATGACCGGCGCGCTGCGGCTGCGTCACAACCTCATCCTTGGTCGCAAGACCCGAACGGCGCGCAAGGCCAGTATGATGAGCATGGTATGTTTCACCCTGCTCAAAGAGAAGAGGTTCCAACATCAATCAAGGAATATGAATACTATAAGAAGAATGTGCGGGAAGGTGAAATGCCTCGCTCATTTGAAGATTGGAAGAAGGCCGGCGGCAATAACGGCGTCAATCATCGTCATGTTATCGGCGGCGCGCTTGTCGATGATGATGGCAAGGTTATTTATCAGAAGCCAGAAGAAGAAGGCTGGAGCTCAGACGCTATTGAGGATGCCGCTATCGCTGAAAACGCTGGCGATAAGTCATGGAAACAAAATGTAGGTCGCGGTGTGCAGGGCGGCAAAATACTCGGGCAAGTTCAAAATAGAGCGGCAGAGAGACGCCGCGAGGCTAATCAGTCTGTTGCGGATATTATGCAAAATGCGGCTGAGTATGGCGGCGTTAAAGCAAGAGAGAGAACGCTCGGCCAGCAAGAGGGTAATGCTGTAACGTCTGCTATTGAAGCCGGTAACGCCTTGACGATTACACGCAAGGCTACTGATGCTCTTGGAAACGGTAATCTGCCAGACATTAACATGGCAATTAACGCTTTCAAAAATCATACGGGCGAGCCACAGGTTCAAGCGTTTGGACAGTCTGCGGCTACCTTGGCTAACACATACGCAAGAGCGGTTAATCCGAAAGGTCTGCCGCACGAAAGCGTCCTGCGTGATACGATCGAACGCATGTCTGCGGCGCGCTCTCCACAGCAATTACACGCCATTATGGACGTTATGCAGCAAGAAATTGAGATGGCTGTAAATGCGCCTCGCCAAGCCCGCGAGACGATCAAGGGCATGGATAAGGGCGAAGCCTACAAGGTGCCTGAGTATAAAGGCAATGGCGGCACAACCAGCAACGGCTTAAAATGGTCGGTTGAATAATGGCAAAGCTAAAGATAGGCGATCACACAGTCACGGTTGACGATAGCTTTAGAAGCCTATCGCCCGATGAGCAACAAAGGACTGTCGATGAGATATCGAAAAGTCTGCCTAGCAAGGTTGCTGATACTGCCAAGCTAGAAGCGCCTGCGGATAATAAGGGTGACTTCTCGATTGGGAATGTCGGTCGTTCTTTAGCAAATGGCATGACGTTTGGTCTTGCTGACCGTATCGCTGCCGCTGCAAATAGCGTTATCCCATTGGATGAGGGGTCGCATTTCGGGGACTATTCCGGCAATCTGAAAGTTCAACAAGAAAAGACGAACGCCTACCGTGAGAAGCACCCTGTCCTAAGCACGATTGGTAATGTTGTCGGTAACGTCGCTGCATTGCCTCTGATGCCGGAGGCTCTAACCGGCGGTGTTATGTCTGGGCCTATGCTGTCGCGTGTTGCTGCCGGTTCAAAAGCTGGTGCGTTAGCAGGCGCCTTACAAGGGGCCTCTGATAGCCCGGATTTGACGGATATAGGTAGAACTGCCGGAGGTGCTGCGACAGGTGCGGCGGGTGGCGCTGTGTTAGGTGGCGGCGTTCCTATCCTGGCTAAAGGCTTGGGCGCCGTAGGCTCGACCATAGCAGATAGTATGCGCGGCTATGATGGGATCTCATCTCCTGCCGGCAAGTCTCTCATCAAAGCCTTAAAGCAAATGGCTCCTGGTGAAGCTGATAATGCTGCAAGTCGCCTCGGTGATGAAGCGACGTTAATGGATTTCTCGCCTGCTTTCTTAGGCAAGGCAATGGGTGTCTCTGGCAACTCGCCGGAAGCGCGCAATACGATCGCACAAATGCTGACAACCCGTAACAAGGGGACAAGCAATCGTCTTCTCGGTGATGTGAGTGCTAACTTTGGCCCGGCTGAAGCGCCTCGCGTTCTTGATAAGAATATTAAGAATGAGCTGAAGCGCACTGACTATCAAAACTATCGTGTCGGCGCTGGTTTAGAAGGTGGCAACCCTGAGCTGCCTAGTGTCGATACACAGTCTCTACTCGACCATTTAGACAAGACTTTACCGTATGCAGAGGGCGGCGAAAAGCGCGCATTAGCGACGCTTAAAGAGCGCCTTATGATGGAAAACCCAGAAAGAGGTAATGCGTCTGTAGAGTATGCGAAAGCCGATGACTACATGCCTCCAGATGGCGGCACTACTTCTAACGGCGCTAGAGAGTTCGCTCGTAAGATGGGCGGCATTAAAGATGTCGGCGGTGATTTGAAAAGCCGCGAAGTAAACAAGGAAATGATTGGTCTGCTTAATGCTAAAGGCAAGGATGCAGACAAGGTGCGCGAGGCAATGGCCGAAGCGGGTTATTTTGATCATCTCTACGGCTCGCCGGAAGAGGCAGTCATCCATAGCACCCCGAACGATTTGAAAGCGGCTATTGAGGAAAATTGGACGCCTTCTGGCGCGCAAGAGGATGAATGGCTAAGATCATCCACTGAAGCGCAAGGTGGTCGTGCAGAGATGCGCCGGCAAGCGCAGCAAATGGCTAATGAGGCAAATGAGCGTCTGAAAGCTGGATTGCCTCCGCAAAGAATACCTAAAACAAACCCTGTTAATCTGCATAAGATTAAGGGCGAGCTAGATAATCTGATTGAGCATAATCTGCCTGGTCTTGGTATGCAGGCTTCTGACGTAGCGACACAGCAAGGCGCGTTGAAGCATGTGCGCGGTATGCTGAATGATATTCTGGAAAACCAAGTTCCAGGCTATCGTGAGGCTAATAGAGCAAGCTCTAAGATTAGAAAGCGCGATGAGGCATTAAAGCAGGGATATGAGCTGTTCGGCGGTAAGCCTGGTGAAGCTCCTATGTGGCCGACTGAGCTAGAGGCGCTGCGCAAAGGTCTTGGCTCGGCTAACGTCGATTTCCGTAACGGTGCGCGCTCTAAGATAGAAGAAAATTTCCGTCATACGGCTAACGACCTAACTGCCGGCAAGTCAATTACCGGCGGCGATAATGACTTTAGACGCGAGCTATTAAGCCAGGTCTTTGGTGAAGACGAGACGCGCAATGTATTAAACGCTGTCGAGCGTGAGAAGCAGTTCGCTGAGACGCATGGTAAAATAAACCAGAACTCTGTCACGGCTCCGAAACTGCAAGCGACTAAAGAAGAAGCGCCTAAGAATATCGGTGGTTTGGCTGGTATTAAAGACGCGATAATCTCGCCTATCTTGGAGAGATTTGCAGAGAGTATGCCAAGGTCTGCGGAATACTACCCAGAAATGGCAAAGATACTAACGGCACAAGGCGCTGAACGCGACCAGTATATTAAGGCTCTCGCAAAGGGCTTGAATAGAAAAGTCACAACTAGCGAAAAGATGGACAAGGCAGGGACGAAGGCTTCGTTAGCTGCGGCTCTGTTAGCTGCTAATGGCGCTAGAACGGCTGTTCTACCTGTTATCGACGTTCCCGGTCGTCAATAGACTTAGCAATTTTAAGAAGACAGTAAAAAGCTCCTGCGCAAAAAACCAGATATGCGCCGGTTCCTAGAAATTCGTGAATTAAACGCAACCCTGCCGCCTCTAATGAGACAATCAAAATGAGCGCGGTAATCAGAATGTAATACATGAGGTAATACCTTGCCGCGCCAATCGAACGGAACGTATGTTCAACCATCTAATACTGCTGCCGTTTCCGGCACGACTATATCCTCTGCCGCCTATAACAGCCTAATCACTGATTTAGGCTCTGAGGTTACTAACAGCCTAGACCGTCTTGGCCGCGCTGGTATGCAAGCTAATCTGTCGATGGCGAATTATAACATTAATAACCTTGCGACGCCAACTGCTTCAACGGACGCTGCTAACAAGGCTTATGTCGATGCGGTGATCGCTTCTGGCGCGATTATGCCTTATGCGATGGCGACGGCTCCTGCTGGCTGGCTATCTTGTGGTGGTCAGGCGGTCTCTCGCGCTACTTATGCCTCGCTGTTTGCTGCTATTGGCGTGACGTATGGCGCTGGTGACGGTGCAACCACGTTTAACTTGCCTAACTTCAACGGCAAGGCTGCGTTCTTACGCGGTTATGATGGTGGAACGACTGCGGCTGCATTAGGCACGATGCAGGCTAACCAGAACGCTTCGCATACGCATACGATAACGGACCCAGGCCATATCCACGGTGTGACTGACCCGTCGCATAATCACGGAATTAACAACCCGGCACATAGCCACGGCGTTTCTGACCCTGGCCACTCGCACAGTATTAACACAACAGGCCCGAACGGTAACGGCGGTGGTGGTCTCGTTGGGTTTGGCAGCTCATCAACGGCGAATACTAACTCCTCTGGAACGGGCATCAGCATTAACGCTGCTACGACTGCCATATCTGCTAACGCTGCTGCAACCGGCATCAGCGTCAACACGGCGTCTACGGGTATTACGGCTGTTGCGAGCGGCGGTAATGAGACGCGCCCGACTAACTTCTCTGTTTTCTACTGCATTAAAACCTAGAGGCCGCATAAATGGCTGCAAGCACTCCTTTTAACAATGCTAAAATGTCGATCGTTACCGGCGGCACTGGTATTCTGACGCTTGGCTCTAATATCGCAGGCTTCGATACGTTTGCCGGCGCTGGCTTAACTGATGGGACACAGTTTTCTTATAAGATAGAAGACCCCGGCTTAATCGGTAGCGGTAACGATTGGGAAATAGGCACAGGTGTCACATCTGGCGGGGTTGTGTCTGTTACGCGCACATTCGTAAAATCAAGCACTGGTAGCCTTCTTAACGTCTCTACAGCGGCGTCTATTTATATCACGTTTCTAGCTGCTGACTTACAGAGTGGAACGGCTGCATTTAACTTATTGCGGCTTGATGGAACGGCTAAAATCCCTGCTGTAGATGGTTCGCAATTAACGAATATCGGAACGGCTGCTAACCAACTCGTTAAATTAGACGGTAGTGCAAAGCTGCCTGCTGTTGACGGCTCGCAGCTCACGAATATGACGAGTAGTCAGTTAGTGACGATGGTTGCTGGAACGGGTGCGGGTGGCGATAACGTATTTATGCTTAATTCGCAGACTGTGAATAACAACTACACAATCCCCACAAATTACAACGCTACTAGCACAGGCCCGATAACGATCGGCGCGTCTGCTACGGTTTCACTTGGCTCTAACAGCGTGTGGACGATATTATGAGCGCAATACAATTAAATCATGCGTCAGGCGGCTCGGTAACTATCGCGCCTGCTTCTACTGCAACAGCTAAGACGCTCACAGCTCCTGCTGTAAACGGCAACATCATTACGTCTGCGGATAGCGGGACTGTTACAGGAACGATGCTTGCATCGGCTACTGTAGCGCAGAGTAATCTTGCAACGAATGTTGCTGGCAATGGGCCTGCGTTTTATGCTTACACAACATCTGCCACAACAATAACATCAGCAACTGTAAAAGTTACTTTTAACGCAAAGACAAGCCCCGGTTTTGATACTGCAAGCGCATTTGATGCAACAACAAATTATCGTTTCCAGCCAACAGTAGCAGGTTATTATTATATCTCAGGTGCGACATCAACAGCTAGCAATCCTTGTCAAGTTTATATTTATAAAAATGGATCAATGTATCTTACTGGGAGTTATAGCGGCGCAACTGCAACAACATTAAGTGTTGTTTCTGGAATAGTTTATTTAAATGGTTCAAGTGACTATGTTGAATTGTGGGCTTATTGCGCTGTCTCAACTGCAAACAATACATCAACTGGTGTTACTTATTTACAAGGCTTCCTTGCGAGGAGCGCATAAATGCCTCTAACTCTTAACGGCACGACAGGCGAAGTCTTCCCAAGCTGGACAACCGGCACACGTCCAGCATCGCCCGTAGCTGGACAGACGGGCTATAATACATCTATTCGCGTGTTGGAGACTTACAATTCAACAACGGCGACTTGGGTTGTATCTGGTTCTAACCCGCAAATTACGCAGACATTCTACACATCCGGCTCCGGCACCTACACTGTTCCAACTGGCGTAACGTGGCTTCGCGTTCGTATGGTTGGTGGTGGAGCTGGTGGTGGCGGTGGTGGTAGCCCCGGTCAAGGCGCTGGCGGTGCTGGTGGTGCGACAACATTAGGCTCATCGTTTTTAACAGCAAATGGTGGTGGGGCTGGTGGTGCTGCAGGCGGTGCCGGTGGTGCGGGTGGAACTGCATCAATAGGAGCTGGCGCAACAGGCGTTGCTTTGCAAGGTGGTGGAGGCGGTAATGCGTGGAGCGCAAACGCTACTGTAGCTTATGCAAACGGCGGCGCTGGTGGTTCATCAGCATTTGCTGGAGGCGCTCCTGCGTCAACAAGCGGAAACAACGGGAACGCTAACACTGGAGGTGGCGGTTCTGGAGGTGGTTGCACATCAACTGTTTCTTTTGGTGGGGCTGGCGGTGGCGGCGGTGGCTATATCGACTGCATAATTTCATCACCAAGCGCAACTTACTCATATTCTGTAGGCGCTGGTGGAGCTGTGGGAACCGCAGGAACAAACGGTAACGCAGGCGGCGCTGGCGGCTCTGGCATCATCATCATCGAAGAACATTATAACTGGTAAGGCTTGAATAAATGGCAGCTACATTACAAACATCAGTCATACAAGCCACCGGCTCAACAACGCCTAACCTCACGCTAGATGCTTCTGGCAACGCTACCGTTGGCAATACGCTCGTTATGGGCAGCAGCTTCAAGCGCAATCGTATTATCAATGGCGATATGCGGGTTGACCAGAGGCGCGCGGGTGGCGCTCTTACACCCGCGACAAACGGGGATTTTTTGGTCGATAGGTTTGTTTTTTCCGGCACGCAGGCGTCAAAATTTTTCGGGGGGCAGAATTATAATAGCGTCACGCCTCCTGCGGGCTTTACCAGCTACGCCGGCCTTCAATGCTCAACGGCATATGCTGTTACAGCCTCCGATTTTTTTGGCGTCATTCACAGAATTGAGGGCTTGAATACGGCTGATTTGGCTTGGGGGACATCTAGCGCCAAACCCGTAACACTTTCTTTCCAAGTTTACTCAAGCCTGACAGGAACTTTTGGCGGCAGTTTGCAAAATTCAGCAAGCAACCGCTCTTATCCATTTTCATATTCAATCCCTGTTGCGAATACTTGGACGACGATAAACATAACTATAGCCGGAGACACGACCGGCACATGGCTAGCAACTAACGGCATCGGCATACAGGTATTTTTAGGCATCGGTGTAGGCTCTACATACAGCGGCGCGGCTGGTTCTTGGGCTGCGACAAGTTACTTATCATGCACAGGCGCTACCTCAGTAGTAGGGACTGCGTTTGCTACCTTCTACATCACAGGCGTCCAACTAGAAGTCGGCTCAGTCGCCACTCCGTATGAGCGGCAGATTTATTCTGACCAGTTGGCGCAGTGTCAGAGATATTATGCCGTATCAAATAACCTTAGCCCAAAAGGCGCTGCATCTGGATCATTAGCTGGCCTTGCGGCGGCAAATAATAGTATCGGAACATTTTGGCAATACCCAGTTCAGATGAGAGCAACGCCTACAATTAGTATATGGCAAAATGGAACCCAAAATAGAGTGCGCGTAACTGCAACGGGCGCTGTAGTTACAATAACAACACTTACGGCTGCGTCAGGAGGAAGTTACAGCACTTCTTCAATAATTTATGATAGTGGTGCGACGCCGTTTACCCCCGGAACAAGTTATGACTTCGATTTAATAGCAACGGCGGAGTTATAATAATGTCGAAATATTCTTTAACAGCATTTAATTCTGTTTATGATGGAGACGCTGGCGTATCTATCCCATTCGACGAAGCCAACACCGACTATCAAGCATATCTCGCTTGGGTAGCTGAAGGCAACACGCCTAACCCATACGTCCAACCGCCAGAACCAGCGCCACTAACGCCACAAGAGAAACTCGCGGCGGCGGGGCTTACGGTTCCAGAATTAAAAGCTCTGCTCGGCTTATAATAAAGGCTCATCAATGCTTGGTTTTGCTCCTATAGGTGCGGCTCCTATCGGGGCCTCCGGCAGAATACGCTTGCCTACAACGCTATATTTTAACGCGACGATTAGCTGGTCGCCTAATTTCACAATCACATTCACAAAATCAAAGGTGTCGTTCTTTACCGCGCAGCCTATTGGCGCGACGGTTGTTGTATTCCCGCCTGAGAGCAAATAATCATGCTGATAAATGAGAAGACAAAACTACGCACGTTAATTAGCGCCAAGTGCTACGGCGCTAATGGCAAGCTAAAATGGAATGAGGATATTGAAAACCTTGTTACAGACCAAGGCGCAAACTATCTTCTTCAATCGTTCTTCGCTACGCCTAATTATAACCCCGCTTGGTATGTCGGCCTTTATACAGGTGCAGGGACATTATCTACTAGCGATACAATGGCGTCCCATCCCGGTTGGATTGAGGTTACTGCATACAACCAATTAGTCAGACCGCAATTAATCATGGGAACGGCTATTAATCGGTCTATCACTAACGGCTCTAACACGGCGTTCTTTTCGATTAGCTCTACGACTAATCTCGTCGGCGTTTTCTCTACCTCTAGCTCTAACAAGGGCGGCGCTGACGGCATTTTATACGGCGAAGCAGCCTTCGGCGGTGTGCAGCAAGTTATACCGAGCGACCAACTTTATCTGACGGTCGCCTTTAGCTGCTGATTAATTTCAAGGATTAACGATGCACGACCTTATGCTGGCAATACTGCTTGCGCAGTTTGTCTTTTATCTCGCGTTCTTAACTGCCTTGGATTGGATTAGAGACAATGCCTAACGTATTATTTATGCAAAAAGCACCACGGTTAATGCGCACACTGATGCACAATTTCGGTCTGACTGATTTTCAAGCTGCCGGTATTCTTGGCAATCTCGGTCACGAAAGCATGGGCTTTCAAAGACTGCATGAAATTGGCCAAGCAGAGAATAAAGGTGGCTACGGTTACGCGCAATGGACAGGGCCACGAAGAAAATCGTTCTTCGATTGGTGCGCTAAAAACAAGCTCAAATGGACATCGGATGAAGCTAATGAGGGGTATCTCCTTTACGAGCTTTGCCACGCATACAAGCATGTCGTCACGCATTTGAAGGCGACGAAAAACATCATCGAGGCGACCGAAGTATTTGAGAAAGAGTTCGAGGGTGCGGGTGTCGTCAACATGAAAAGCCGCAATCAATGGGCGCAGATGGCGCTTAACGCGCTTGATGCAGATGAGCATAGGGTTTTCGCATGATGGAATATTTCAGAGAGTTTGTTCGTTCAATCATCGGGCTGGCAGCAATGCTGGCCCTTCTTTTTGGTTGTGCGTTCTTAACTGGCTGCTCGACGGTCAAGACTGTTTATGACGCCTGTGAAGATGGGCTTTGCAGATAGAGGTGAGAAATGAGCAAGGTTAAGGATTTTACGTCTTTTCTGGTTGCTAGGCTTAAAGAGCCGTCATCATGGGCGTCTATCTCTGTCGCGCTGATGGCTGTTCATATCAATGTTGATCCTGGCTTATGGCAACTCGTTACCGCTGCTGGTGTCGGTGTTGCCGCTTTGCTTGGTTACTTTCTGCCGGAAGCATCAAAATGATTGACCCTAATCTTGTCATCAATGGTCTAGGTGTCGCTGTCGAGATTGCTAAGACTGTCCCAGGGTTAGCAGAAGAAGCGCACAAGCTAGAGAAAGTTAAAGAAGCTGCGCCGGTTCTGCAAAAGTCTGCGGCGTTCTTTCAATCGAAGTCTGGCCGTAAGGCAATTAATCAACTCGAAGAGTTCTTAGATTTCTTCCAATCGCCGGAAGGTATCGAGGCAATTCGTCAAGCTAGAGCTGCTTTGTTGGCAGTAGAAAAGATGGAGAGTTAAAAGTGAGAAAGCTGTTTATTGTTGTTCCTGTAGTCGCTGGTTTGCTCGCGGGCTGTAATCCTGAGACGACTGCTAAGATTGAAAAAGCGATAAGCGTCGCCGGAACTGTTAGCGTTAAGCTGGTCGATAGCGTCCAGGCGATTGCATTAACCTCATGTGCGTTTGTCCCTACCGCTGCGACGATTGCAACAATTGTCTCCGCTGGTTCGGCTGCGGCTCCTAGTCAGATGGCTACCGCTGTATGCGCTGCTATTACGGCTGCTCCGAAGCTCGGCGCTATGTCTATAGCTCCGACTATTACGATTAACGGTCAGATTATCCCGGTCGAAGGTCATTATATCGCTCGCGGTAAATAATAGGGCTTATCGGCTATGCAATCACAGCACCACAATACATTCGGTGAAATAGTCCAACTGTTGTTCTCAACTGCTAATGAAAAGGTGAGTGCTTTGATTGCTGCCGGTATGATTTCTACGCCTATCTGGGATAGCTGGTTAAGGGCTGTGAATTACGAGGCTAGCTTGCTTGCTGCGCCTCTTGGTGTGCTTTGGTTGTTGATACAAATAGGGCATAAAGTTTATATTATTGCATCGAAAGATCGTTACGATAAGGAATAGCAAGTGTCTAAAATAAAGCTCACTGAAGCAGAAATTTTAGAAACAAAGCGTGTCCTCGATAAGCATAAAAATACTGATGGCAGTTACAATGTAACTGAAGCCGCGAGAGAGTTAGGTATTCCACGCGGCACAATGCGCTACAGGATGTCTTCTTCTGCGCTAACTGATCTTCCTGATGATCCTGAGCCTACAAGCGTCGATGAGCGAAAGCTAACTGCGCTGATGGCTGAGAACGCTGTCCTTAAAAAGAAGCTAAAGGACGCTCATCTCAATTCATTAGATGACGACGCAATCCGCGAGATATTGGGCGGCATTGTGTCTACTCCTGTTAATCCTCCTAAATGGCTGCGTGAAGAAACAAAGCATAGAGGCGTTACGGCAGAGGTGCCGATGACGATATGGAGTGATTGGCATGTAGGTGAAGCTGTAAGTCTGTCGGAGACGAACGGCGCGAACGAATACAATATTGAGATATTCAGACAAAGGGCGAAGCGACTTGTCGATCGAACCATTGACCTATGCGTTAATCATGGGCCTGGAAACTATCCTGGCATTGTTATCAATATCCTTGGGGATATGGTGTCGGGTGGCTTACATCCCGAACTACAAAAGACGGACGAACTGGAAACGATCCCGTCTGTCTTAGAATGTCGAGACATGCTTGTGTCGATGTTAGAGGAAATGATCGACACGTTCGGCAATGTGTATGTCCCGTGTGCAAGTGGCAATCATGGGCGCCAGACACATAAGCCTGAGTTCAAGCGTTATATTTATAAGAATTATGACTTTCTAATCTATCAATTGCTATGCCGTCATTTTGCTGGTCGCAAAGAGATTACGTTCGATATTCCAGATAGTAATGAGGTCTTTTACCGCGTCTTTAATCGTCGTTATCTCGCTATGCACGGCGACATGCTGAGTAAGGGCGGTGACGGTATCATTGGCGCAATCGGCCCCATCATGCGCGGTGAAATGAAGCTAGGGCGCCAGCAACATGGCTTCGGCCAGGAATACGATTGTTTGCTGATTGGTCACTATCATCAAACGCTATGGCTCCCGCGTGTCATCGTAAACAACACTATTAAGGGCTTCGACGAATACGCTGCGAAAGCCCTTAGAGCGGCTCCTACGCTCCCTTCTCAATCATTGTGGTTCGAGCATCCAAAGTGGGGCCGGACCATGCAGCGCGAAGTCTATGTCGATGAGCCTACGGAAAGCGTCACAGCTCCCTGGGTTTCTGTTTTTAACGAGGTAGGAAATGTCACAGGCATTAAACGAGGCAATCAAACTGCATCCGACTATCGCAAAACTGCATAAGGAAATGCTCGAAAGCTCAATAGATATTGCTGAGGCTTACAAGAAGGCTTGCGTAGCGATTTATGAGCTGAACGCGCAAGTCATCGAAAGCCAAAAGAAAATCTCTGCGGGCTTTGTTCGGGCTAATACGAGCCATTTGAAATGGAACACTAAAAAAGAAGCTATAGCTGTTGATGACGGTGAATGGCTTAAGACGGGTAAGGTATAATTGTTATGTCAGACGATTTTGACGGCGATGAATACCCAGAAATAGAAATACCTGAGCAAGAAGGCTGGCCGCTCGATAGCGTAGCGGCTCGCACATATTCATTCACTCGATTGGTCGCATTGGTCGATCATATCAAGAATGAGGATGCTCTTAGAGAGACGATCCTAATGCTCCGCGCTGTTCGCTTCTCGTTCAAGCAGCTACCGCAAGCAGATTTATCCGTCATCCAAGGCGAGAAGAAATAACCTACTGAGGTCTGCAATGACTTATAACGTGCAAGGGTTCTGGCCCTTTTTCACGAACGCGAACTTGCGCCGTTTTGACTACAGTTATACGGATAGCGACGCGAGGCTCTGCACTAGCGTATTCAGCTATGACACTGGTTCGAAGTCTATGCTGTATAATAACTATGACGGCTCTGGTAATTGGCTCAATAAGTGGTGGTATAATTACGTCCCTGGCTTCGGCATGGCCGAATATAGAGACGACTACCCAGGTGGAAAGAAAGTCGTTCTATCGCCTGCAATCGGTTGGGGCGACAATTTCAATATAGGCGACATATATTTTAATCAGCCTAAATTCGACTTTCTGAAATGCTGGCCTCCGGCAACTGGTAGCGGCGTCCAGCTCGTTAAGTTCGAGGAAATGCGCCCGTCGATGGTTGTAAAAGGTCAGACATACCCTAATGTCTTGGTTCTTTCATATCTCCAGGCATGGGGCGGTAAAGCCGGGACAGGGGCGCGCTATTACCTTGCTGAGAATGTCGGACCTATAGCGGTCGAGTTTATAACTCAAAACGCTCCAGGATCGACACAAGTGACAACTGCTCCAAGGATGGATGCGGTCGTCACGCATGTGTAAGCTGTGTGCTTCACATATGGCTCGTATGTAGGCTTCGTGAGCCATATTTACCGCTCAGTAAAAATATTGCCTTCTTTGGTTCGGATACTATTATATTTACTGTTCGGTAAAATCTGCCAAAAATGTTCACACGGCCCTTTGTAGTCGTCAGGCCAAACGAAATATGACTGCCAGTATTCACAGGGCTTTGTGCCGCTATCTTTATGCCGATAACACTCGTTCGACTTTGGACAATCAGTTACAGCGCACATGCTGATGTCAGGCATTTTCTAATACCTTACGGGCTTGGCGTAGATTTCCGATAATTATTCTAAACGCTATCGACATGTCATCGCTTCCAAGATGAAGGTCGCTGGCGTCAGCAAACGGCTTTAACGCTGCCTCTAGTTCAACAATCCTTGCGTCTGCTTTCTCAATAAACCCCTTTGCCCATTCGTCAATGCGGTCTATCTCTTCTTCTCTTTCAGCAATCCGCTCATTAGCCTTTTCTATGTCAGCCAAATATTCCAAAGCCAGTTCCTTTTGCTGCTCCCATAGTTCATTCGCGCACTTTAGTTCGCGCTGTAAAAGCTCAATAGCGTCGGCGGCTTCAA